ATATAAAGGATAATTTATGGAAATTACAGTAGTCGGCGGTGGAACAGCAGGATGGATATCGGCTTTATTTTTAGCACATAATTCAAATGCAAAAATTAAAATAGTTGCGTCAAGTAAAATCGGAATACTCGGAGCCGGTGAAGGAGTAACTGGAGAACTAATGGATTTTATATTAGGAACTTACGGTGACTTTGGTATTGATCCATTAGATTTTATAAGAAAGACAGCCGCAATGCCTAAGTATGGCATATTGCATAAAGATTGGGTAAAGGATTATAATTACTTTGCGCCGATAGACGGAACTCCAACTGCTTTGAATTTACTTGATAGTGTAACTTCATTCTTAGCAGTAAACGATAAACAAAATTTACATAGAGGTACATATTTTGGGTGTTTGATGGAAGCTAGAACATCACCTATACTTAAAAGAACAGGAACTTACGAAGAACAGACACATGCATGGCATTTTGATGCAAGACTAGTAGCTGATTACTTACAAAAAGTTTGCACACGTTACGAAAATGTTGAATTAATTGATGCAATAATAAATGAAGTAACACAAGACGAAAAGGGAAGAATAGACAAGCTGATATTAGATAATGAGACAATTATAGACTCTGATTTTTATATAGATTGTTCAGGATTTAGACGAATACTAGCTAATAAATTAGGAACAAAGTGGATTTGTTATAAAGAAAATTTACCTGTTGACAGAGCTATACCTTTCTTCTTACAGTACGACGACACTACAAAACCAGATCCTTATACAGAAGCTCAGGCGCTATCAGCTGGCTGGATGTGGCAAGCTTCTATACAAACAAGGAAAGGCTGCGGCTATACATATTGTAGTGATTTTATAAGTGACGACGAAGCGTTAAATGAAATTGAGAAAACTCTTGGTAGAAAAATTGAACCATTAAGAGATCCATTTACTTTTGATACTGGAAGACTAGAAAATACATGGGTTAAGAATTGTTTAACCATTGGGCTTAGTAGTACTTTTGCAGAACCTTTAGAAGCAACTTCAATTCATGGTGCAATTGTACAACTTAAATACTTTGCATTTGAATACTTAAAAGATGATTTAGAAACAACTTTAAATCCTGCATGTATTAAAGCATACAATAAAAGAGTAAACAAAATGTTTGACGATTTTAAAGATTTTCTTGTAGCGCATTATATGGGCGGGCGTACAGATAGTGAATTTTGGAAATACATTACAAGCGGTGCAATTGAAACAGAATTTTCAAAAATGATTCGAGAAATGTGTAAAACTAAAATGCCAACACTTTATGATTTTCCGTCATATCCTGGAGCAGCAGGATGGCAATTGTGGAGCTATATATTAATACAAACTGGTCAACTTTCACCTGAAGTTTGTTCGAAATATCTAAACGATTTTAGTATAAATCAAGCACAGCAAGAACTTAAAGAATTACATGATAGAGTAGAAAGAATATATCGTGCTAATTATAGATTTGATCAGTTTACAGAAACTATTAAACAAGAAAATATATTATGGGAATATACAGGACAACTAGATTAAATATACGATAAATAATAGTATCGAATGGAGAATATAGATGGCATCACCTATTGTTGATCGTATAAGGATAATTCCTAGAGCAAAAGAATTTTTAGATAGAGCTACAGGTTCTAGCGGTGAGGTATTTTTTAGTAAAGAAACAAATACTTTAAGAGTTTATAGTGGCAGAACTATAAACCGAGGCGGATTTGAAGTACTCACTGACGAAGCGTTACCTAGAAATATTGCTGCAAAAGAGATAGCAACTGTAAAGTATAATGTAACTATTACAGGTCCACAAGGTGGTGATTCCGGTAACAAGTATGTGCTAAACGGAGAGTATAAACCAGCAATATCAATGGTAGTAGGTTACACTTATGTTTTTGATCAAACAGATCAAACAAATGTATATTTTCCAAATGCTGAAGGCGGCGCAAATAATCAACACCCGTTAAATTTTAGTTCAGACAACGCCAGTGGTGAACTCGGCGGTGGCACATCGTATTTAGAAAATGTAATATATATTCTAAACGGTGAAGAAGTAACACAAGCAGAATATTGGAGAGATTTTCAAAGATCTAAAACAAGACAAGTACAAATTACAGTAACAACCTCAACTCCTGAAACACTTTATTATTGGTGTCAAAATCATACACTTATGGGAAATACTATAACTGTAAGTATGCCAGGAACAGGCAGCGGTGGCGACGATGATAGCGGCGCAAATATTACAGTTAGTCCGTCTCAACCATCTGAAGCTACAAATGGCACTTTATGGTTTGATAGCGATGACGAATTGTTATATGTTTATGTAGAGTCAAGCGGATCGTTTGTAAGACCAAAGCCAACTGAATTTTTTGATTTAGGAATAACAGACGGTGATACTGGACAATTTTTACAAACCAACGGTAGCGGAGTAGTAACCTTTGTAGATCCTCCTAGCATACAATCCGGGTCAGATTTAATACTCGGAGATCTTATTGCAAATACAATAGAAACAAGCTCATTAAAAAATACAGGAATAGGAAATGCTGAATTAGAAACAGCAGCAAGATTAACAATAAGTACAGGCGACGGTGTATCTATTACAGGCGGCCCTTTAAGATTGCCTAGTTTTAGTGATACAGATAGAGATGGTTTAATTTCAGTAAATGGAGATATGATATATAATACAACTTCTAATAAAATAGAAGCATATCAAAACGGAAGCTGGGTCGAATTAGATACAGGAAGCATAACATGAGCACCGAAAAAGAATATGTAGTAGTTGTAAAAAGAAATAATAATTTAGAAGAATTAGATACAGAATTATCTAGCTCAACCGGAAGCGAATTTATACCTGAAAGATCAGTAGACGTTGTGAATTCTAGACCAGGCTCTAAGAGAATGACTAACTGGCTATTAAGTGACGAAGAAGCCGAAAGATTAAAAAATGATCCAAGAGTAGAAGCAGTGGAAGTACCTATAGATCAACAAGACGGTATAGATAAAATGCTTCATCTTACACAAGGATTTAACTTTGATAAAACTTCAGCAGTAGATAATACAAAAGCAAACTGGGGTCTTAGAAGGTGTATTGATGATACAAATTCGTATTCTGCTGGAACTACTGCACCGGATGGATTTTATCCTTATGGGCTAGACGGAACTGATGTTGATGTAGTAATACAAGATACAGGTACTAGTGCCGATCATCCAGAATGGCAAAACATGCAAGGTGCTAGTAGATTTATAGAAATTGATTGGTATAGCGAAAGTGGATTACCTGGCACAATGCCTGCAGGACATTATATTGATTATCACGGCCACGGAACACATTGCGCAGGAATTACAGCAGGTAAAACATATGGCTGGGCTAAAAATGCAAACATATATGCAGTAAAAGTTTCGGGATTAGAAGGGCCTTCGGATCCAAATGGAGGCATAAGCACAACTGACTGCTTTGATGTGATTCGATTATGGCATTTAGCAAAAACTAACGGACGTCCTACAGTAGTAAATATGAGTTGGGGATACGGTAGAACAATTACTACTACTGACCCGACTGGAGGGACATATCGAGGAACACCATGGTCTTATCTTGGTGAAACACAAAATCAGTTATGGCAAACGTATGGTATAGTTCCTCAACTAACTGGCCCCAGCGGTACAAGTAGAAGAATTCCAGTAAGACTAGCGCAAATTGATGCAGAGGTTGAAGACATGATTGATGCAGGAATACATGTTTGTATTGCATCGGGAAATCAATATTATAAAATAGATGTGCCTACAGGCCTTGATTACAACAACGAAGTGACTTTTAGTGGACTTAATACTCAATATCATCAAGGATCTAGTCCATATAGCGAAGAAGCATTTATTGTAGGTAATGTAGATAGTACTACACAACAAGATGGTGTAGTATTTAGAGATAAAACAGCAGGCAGTAGTAATAAAGGGCCTGGTACAAATTTCTGGGCCCCAGGAACTGATATAATAAGTGCTTGTAGTGATACTAATGTATTTGGTTCAAGTGCAGGAGATTATTTTACTCCGGGTTATAAAATTGCAAACATCGGCGGCACAAGCATGGCAGCTCCTCAAGTTGCTGGGTTAATTGCACTTCATTTACAAGTAGATCCTAATGCAACTCCGTTACAAATAAAAAACAAATTAGTAGCTGAAAGTAAAGATGTATTATATTCTACAGGATTAGATTCAGATTATACAGCATACGAAACATCATTAATGGGCAGTCCTAATAGAATGATGTTTTCGAAATACGGAAAACAACCCTTATCGTTATCTGGTACTGTATCGCTTTCTACTACTATTCCGCTATATTATCTATCTCAAAATGTTACTAGCATCGATGAAGGCGGCACAGTAAGATATACTCTTACAACAGTAAATATAGACGAAGGAACAGACATTCCGTTTACACTTTCGGGAATTACAACTTCAGATATTAGTAATCTATATCAATGGCAAGAAAGGTATGTTAGTAATACATACGAAGTAATTAGAACATTAACTGGTAGTTCTGCACCCGGGCAACGATATAGATATCGATTACGTTGGAATACATCAATTGTAGGTGATTATAATTCAGATTCTGCCTTTTCTGAAAACGGATTACTTACTTCAACAGACGGAAATACATATAGATTAGGAGTGGAAGAGTCTGCTTCAGGACCTGATACAATATTTTCTATTATAAAGGTTAATGATACCGCAGTAGATTTAAATGGAAATTTTTATGCAGGATATAATAATAAATCAATTATTGAATTAGCAATTGCAGAAGATACTACTACAGAAGGCGCTGAAGAATTAACATTAAACATAAACGGTACTAGCGTAACATCAAATCCAATAACTATTAATGATACATCTCTAGATCCTACATATTCACTTATAGCTTCTCCGACAACTGTTAATGAAGGAGCAACATTTAATGTTGATCTAACAACTACAAATATTCCAAACGGAACAGCAATTCAATATACGATTACAGGTACAGGAATAACAGCTAATGATTTTACTTCTGGTAGTATATCAGGAAGCTTTATAGTTGTAAATAATACTTCTAATATTAGCTTTACATTAGCAGAGGACTTATCTACAGAGGGCACTGAAACAATTACACTAGCACTTAACAATGGCGGTGATAGTGTTGATGTTACTATTATAGACACTAGTACAACTCCTGTTGTTCCGACATATACAAGTCTTGCAGCAGATGTAGAAACGGCAGATGAAGGCGATACAATTACGTTTACTCTTAATACAAGTCAAATTGCTGATGATACAACAGTTGGATATACAATTACAGGGGTATCGGTAGATGATATAGACTTAGTAAGCTTAACTGGTATATTTACAATTGTAGGTAATACATCAACATTAAGCATAGATCTTGTAGAAGACTTAGATACAGAAGGTGCTGAAACTCTTATAATAACATTAGACGCAACTGATAGTAACGGAAATGGAACAACTTCTTTATCAGACAATGTGGTTATTGCAGATACAAGTACAGCGCCGCCGACCTATAGTCTATCAAGTAGTGTTCCAGATGTAAACGAAGGCGATTCGATTGTTATTACTCTTACAACAACAGATATAGCAGATGCTACTAGTATTCCATACACAATTACAGGTGTTGATGTATCTGATATAGATATAGCACTAACAGGATCGTTTACTATAACTTCAAATACAGATACACTTGCAATAAATATTGCAGATGATGCTACTACAGAAGGTAGTGAATCATTAACATTAACATTAGACGGACTAGGTGAAGATGTAAGTGTTGTAATTAATGATACTAGTATTACAGGATCACCTACATATATACTAAGCTCTGGTTCAACAACTGTTAATGAAGGCGATAGTGTAAATATTTTACTTAACACAACAAACGTATCAAACGGAACGGTTGTTCCGTATACTATTACAGGTATAGATGCATCGGATTTATCAAGCGGATCTATAACAGGTAACTTTACTGTTAGCAGTAATTTTGCATCATTGAGTTTCACATTTGATCAAGATATTACTACAGAAGGATCTGAAGTTATGAATCTAGCACTAGATAATAGTGAAGATGACATTAGTATTACAATTTTAGATACAAGTCTAGGTCCAACATATGAACTAAGTGCAAATAGTGTGTCCGTCGATGAAGGCGATACAGTAAATATTACACTTGATACTACAAGTCTAGCTAATGGCACATCTATTGCATATACAATAACAGGTATCGATGCAAGTGACTTGAGTAGTGGTAGTATTACTGGCAACTTTACAGTTAATAGTAATACAGATACAATAGCATTTGTCATTGCAAACGATGTTACTACAGAAGGTCCAGAAACTATGACACTATCATTAGATAATGGTCGAGATAGTATTGACATTGTTATTGCAGACACATCGATTCCTATAACATATGATTCATTAACTGCTGATGCAACCGAAGTAGGAGAAGGAACAACTGTTACATATACACTATCTACAAGCGGAGTAGATGACGGCACAACTGTTGGGTATTCTATCTCTGGTGTAACCGTAGATGATATTACAGCGGCGACACTAGGCGGTGTAATTAACATTAATAGTGGCACAGGCACATTTACTATTACATTAGAAAACGATTCATTAACTGAAGGTGCAGAAACAATGACTGTTACACTTGCATCAACAGATAGTTTAGGTAATAGTACTGGCAGTTTAACAGAAGATGTAACAATTCTAGATACAAGTGTTGCACCTGATTATGTTATCAGTGTAAGTGCTAATAATACACAAAACTATACTCTAAGCGGTAGTGACAGAAACGGTAGTGTGAACGGAAATGATCCTGCACTAGCATTTAATGTTGGTGATTACGTTGAATTCTCTGTAAATGCACCAGGACATCCTTTCTACCTCAAGACTGTTCAAGGTACAGGTACAGGCGATCAAGCCATAGGTGTAACTAATCAAGGTGCAACTTTAGGATCAGTATACTGGACACCAACAACTACAGGAACATATTATTATCAATGTGAATTCCACAATAATATGTTTGGCGCAATAACTATATCTTAATATTACAAATTTTTGCTATTTGTTTTCTAAGATCTACAATTTGCGATCTAGTATTATCCATTAATGACGGAGTTATTCTAGATCCAATTTTTTGTGTATGACCTGTGTCTACATATTCTACTAGTTCTAAAAGACTTGCAATCTTTTTTTGTGCTTCGATTTTTTTGTCGTTTGATAGATCTTGCATATGAATTTCAAACAATTTTAGTTCGTCTTTAAAGAATTGTGATTCTGATAGTTTAGGTAACATCTATATTCCTACATTATTACTAGGGTAAACAATAAATTTATCATTATCGTATATACCGTTATTAACTTCGGTAATTGAACTATTATCTGTAAGTGCTTCTAAACATACTGGCTTTAAAGTTTCAACTTCAAACACAGATCCTTCTTCTAGTTTCGATTCAAATACTTTACCATTACTTGTATCTATCCATTTTATAGAAAAATTTCCTGATGCAACAAACCAAGTTTTATGTGTCTTTTTTTGAAAAAATATATCGGTTTTACTTCCTGCTTGTAGGAACATCATATGTTTAGCACCATAGCCGTCAGCTTTTGCCCATACTGCTTCAAATCCCCAAGAATGTTTTTCTACATTATCACTCACTTGTGTATCTCCAAACTTATATTTCCTGAAATTGTAATTCTATAATCGTCTGATGTAAAAAATGGATACACATTATGTATCATTTCAGCAGGGAAAAGACAGATAGTATTATTCCATTCTTTGTCTACAGGCAATGATTCCTGCAATATATTTCCTAAACTATTAGTAAATTGAAATTCAAAGTGTCCAGCTAATGCATTATTTGCTTTTTTACCTGGACTATTTTGTTTTTCGTCTTCTATACTATATGGTATTTTGTGCCATATAACAAATGAATATACGCCGTTGTGATTATGTGTAGGATTAAATTCATATTTTTTTTGATAATTTACCCACAAACTTTCTAAAGTAAGTGCAGGACTTTTATCAACTAATAATCTTGATCTATTTTTTAAATAAGTAAAATGATTTTCATATTCTTCTACAAGCGGCATTAAAATTTTATACATTTCTTCTTGACACTTTTTATCATCTGCTAGATCAAATTCTCTTTCAATTTGTCCTATAAGTTGATAATTTACCGGAGTAGAAGTATCAAAATTATCTTGTATATCTTTAATTCGTTGAGATATATGAGACAGCTCACTATCTTGTAGTTTGTGTAACATATATCCTATATTTCTAAATTGTTTTGGTTCCATTGCTTTTCTCTAATAATAAATCTAACACTTCAAATACTGTCTGTAATTTTTTTTGATTAACTCTATTGTTTAGTGTATTTCTTACACCGTCGTGTAATGGTTTGGGCCACTTTGTAAAACTAACCCAAGCATATCCATCATGTTCAAAATTTAGTTTTGGAATAAATTCGTCTTGAACTATACAAATATATGTATGATAATGAAATAGCTCATCATTAGATATAAAAGTTTCTAATGGCATAGTTTTTACTATTTCTGGCAGAAACCCTATTTCCTCTTCAACTTCTCTACGAAGTCCTTCCCAAGGTGTTTCCTTACCTTCATTAGTACCTCCGACTAATCCCCATAGATTTTTTCTTTTACCATTATTTCTGTGTAAAAAAAGAAATCTTCGAGTGTCAAGAGAGTAGAATAAAGCACCGCTACAGATTATTTGTTTCATAATAATAATTAGCCATAAAGGTCAAGACGCCAGGTGCCAACTGGATAATCGCCTTCAACACTTATTAGCCATTCACCATTGCTAAACCTGTATTGTATTCCTGTATTTAAATTAGTAATATAAGTTATTTCATCTGTTTCACTAGCATCAAAAATTATATTCCATTTTGTACCAGTCCATTCTATTATATCATTAGCACTTGCTACTAATTGACTATTGTCTACATTTTTCCACGCTATTGCTGATTCTAGTGCATCTTCTCCACCGATATCATCTAAAAGTAGTATCCTAGTACCTGGAGTTTTAATATCAGAAGGATTACGTCTACGTGGATCAATTATATAATCTATACTAGTACGATCGCCGATGTCACTGGAAATAATGTCATCGTCAGGAAAACTGTCAACATCCCAGTTTACTATTAGTATTGTTTCATCTAATTCATTTAATGCAATTGTTCCAGTAAGAACTGCATCAGTGTCTAAACTTGTTAGGAATATTCTACTAACGCCCCCGGTATAAGTTCCTGGTAAATTTTCTGTTACTGAACGCCAACTTGTTGTACCGATAGAACCTCTACCGTATAACTGTGCTTGATTTCCTCTTATATATACACCGTATTGTCCATCATTAACATCAGCTGAATGTTTTGCAATTTGTGTTTCGGCTGTTTCACCAAACTCGCCTGTGAATCTACCCGATGTTGCAACATCGTCCCATCTGTTTAAAGATGCTTGATCATTTCCTAAATCAATAGTACCCTGAGTTTCGTCAAACATACTTGTAATAATATTAGTTATAGCACCTAGACGTTTTACTTTAGCCGGAGTGCTAATATAAATCGGAGTTGTAAATGTAAGTGTTGCTACATCAATTTCACTATCTACACCTACTGGAATGCTTCTATTTGTCCATTGTATATTATCAAGATTTATAACAGTTAAACTTGTCCAGTCGATATAATTGTCAGTAGTCTGTATTTCGAGACTCGGTGTAAAAAATACTAAAATTTGTTCTAATATTTGTAATTTTTGATCTGTACTACTTGCCCAGATATCTGCATTAACTCGCAGCAAATAAGGCATAGGCATAAGTTTTTCTACAGTATAGTTTTTACCTTGATAGTTAAGATATTGATTATTTTCTTTATCATATGCACGTTCTACAATGTTTGTTTTTTTAATAAAACTAGGATCTTGTATTCTATCTCTTTCTAATTCTAAACCTGTAACATAAACACTCATTCGTGGCGCACTAGGCAATTTATTTTCGCTATTTTCTCTAATTATATTAGCTACTTGTCTAGTAAGATCACCATACATTACTGGTATTTCTTTTAATCCGCCTTTGCCGTCTTGCACAGAAAAATTACTTAGCATACGTATAATTTGACTAATATATCGTCTTACTTGTCCGTCATAAAAATATAGCATTAATTATCTGCCCTAGGTTTTAGTGCTTTAGATATACTTTGTCTTTCTTCGACAGTTTCTCCAGCAATCTCGCTACTATTAGTGTTATTTACAAATGAATGTCTTTGTGTTATTCGATCAAGACTATTAGTTAATGTCATTCTAACATTATCTTCAACTTTTACCCATTTATTTCCGTCATATCTAAATAATCTATTAGGTAAAAAATCAGTACGCAAGAAATAGTCGCCGTCATAATTTACTCTAGGAAATTGTATTCCTGCACCATACGGAGCACCATTTGGAGTATCATTACCGACTAAGTATCCATTGTATGCACTTCTTTCAGGATTTGCAGAAATTTCGTCTGTTGTGTTAGTAATATTACTTGCATCTATATCTGTTTGATCTGCTGTTTCAAGATCAATTGTTCCGTCTTCGTTATAGGCCATAGTGTAAAAGTGCGTAGTGTCATAGCCACTTAATGGTGCGTCTGCTTCTGCTTGTTGCACTACTGCATTATTAATTTGCATTTCTTTTTCATATGTTGATAATACGTCTCTTAGTGTTGTATCGCTTGTTTCACTAACTGGTAAATCTAAAATTTCAGCATATTCTCTACCGTCGTATATTTGTTTTAATTTTAGTCTATATAGGTGTGGATACCAAGTCTGCGAAAATCCTTCAGCAGCTCGAGTAATATCTTCGATAACATAAAAGCGTTTTAATGCAACATCATAATCGTTTAATGCATACTCATCTTTTAAATGCGGTAATTCTATAACATCTCCGCTTAAAGGTTTTCTGCCTAAAGTTTTTACAATACTTCTAATATGCACAGTCATGAATAATGTATCATTACTTAAAAATAATCCAAACTGACTTAAATCAAAATCAATATCTTGAACATTATATATAGCTCTATGACTATATACATCTTTTTCGTATTTTCTATCTCTATTTTCTAAAAATAGCAAATCTTGTATATTAGTTTCATTTAAAGCATTGTATTGCGGTTGTGCAGCCGTTGCTTCATCTTCTTCAGGATTTACTGGTCCTAAATATTTGTGTATATTAATATCAGTTCCGCCAATATGAAACATTTCTTCAATCTGACGATCGAGAAATTCATAATCATTGCCACGTTCTGGTTTGTATAGTGATAAGCGAGGGATAGCCGTTCTCCTATTGTTATACATATTTATCGTAACGAATAAATACTATTGGAGAACTTCATATGACACTAGCAACACAAAAACAAGAAATATTTGATTATGTAAACGCATTCCTCGGTGGTGGAATGGTCGATGTTGAATTAGACCCGATACATTATCAAACAGCGTTAACAAAGGCGTTAACCAGATATCGTATGCGCAGTGATTATAGTGTAGAAGAATCGTATATGTTTATGCCAACAGTAATAGATCAAAACGAATATATTTTACCTAATGAAGTAATGGAAGTTAGACAAATTTTCCGTAGATCAATAGGATCAAGATCCGGTGGCGGAGGCGGCGGGACACTGTTTGAACCATTTAATCTTGCTTACACAAACACTTATCTGTTATCAGGTTCTAAAATGGGCGGACTAGCAACATATGATATGTTTAGTCAGTATCAAGAACTAGTAGGCAGAATGTTTGGTAGTTTTATAGAATTTCAGTGGAATTCGACTACAAAGAAATTGACAATATTACAAAGGCCACGCTCTGAAGAGGATCTTTTATTAATGGTATATAACTTTCGTCCAGATGAAGAATTATTAAAAGATTACCTAGCTGTACAATGGATTAAAGATTATACACTTGCGAGTTGTAAATATATGCTAGGCGAAGCACGTTCAAAGTTTGCTACTATTGCAGGTCCACAAGGTGGATCAACACTAAACGGTGATGCATTAAAGGCAGAAGCACAAACTGAGATGGATAAGCT